GACCCACAGCCTGGATCGTGCCTATCGTGACCAGGCTGTCTTCATGATGCACGATTCCATCCTTCAGGCTATCCGACAGCTGAAGGACAGCCTCGGCAGACCGATCTTTACCGAATCCTATATGGTCGGCGAACCCAATCGGCTTTTGGGCTATCCGGTATTCATTAATCAATCAATGCCTTCTTCGATCGCATCGGGGGCCAAGTCGATCCTGTTCGGCGATTTTCAGAAGGGCCTGTTCATCCGTGATGCGATGGATCTCCAGATTGTTCGACTGGATGAACGATACGCTGAACTCGGGCAGGTGGCTTTTGTCGGCTTGATGCGAGCTGACAGCCGAGTCATTCAGCCTCGGGCCCTGAAGTATCTGCTTCATTAATCGATAGGAGGATAGAGATGAAAATTTTGCTTCTCGAATCTCTATCCTCTCCTGTCCATTATTTTTCAGCCGGCGAAATTCTTGACGTCTCTGTCGAGGAAGGAACCCGGCTGATTAAAGCTGGAGTGGGAGAGGAATACAGGGATCCGACTCCAGAGAATCCGGAAAAGAAGTTACAGAATCAGAGGAATAAAAGGTGACATTAGCGGTAGTGGTTCCTCCGGCTGTCGAGCCAGTTTCCCTCGCGGAAATGAAAACCCACTTGCGTATTGACATTACCGATGATGATTCCCTGATCTCAACTCTGATCACAGCGGCCAGGGACTATATCGAGCGAGTGACCCGTAGAACCATGATTTACACGGGCTACAAGTTACTCCTCGATACTTTTCCTGGCTGGTCTGTTCACCTACCCAGGCTGCCAGTTCTGGATCAATCTGCCGGGGTTGAGTTTTTAACAGCGACTCCACTGGTGCAGTATTACAATCTTCAAGGAGTTTTGACGACATTAACAGCAGGAACAGACTACGAGCTGGACCTTTATCATAATCCTCCCAGGCTGGTACTGCCTCCAATGGTGTATTGGCCTTGGACACAGCTGGGAAAAACCAATGCTGTCCAGATCAGTTTCGTGGCTGGATATTCTGCTGATGCCAGCCTCGTTCCTCCACTGCTCAAGAATGCGATTAAGCTCTTGGTCTCTCATTGGTACAACAACCGCGAAGCGGTGGGATCAGTAGGGGATGAGATTGCTCTGGCTATCGAATCAATCTGCAAGATCTACAGCGCGGGAGATTATTGCTAATGCCTTACCGGGTGGCTACAGGTGACATGAGGCACAGAATCCAGCTGCAATCCAGTACGTCGTCTTCTGACTCGTTTGGCCAACCTAGTAGAAACTGGACAACCTACCAGACCTGCTGGGCGAAGATTGAGGGAGCTGGTGGAGCTGAATCGGCGATCGACTCCCAGACCCAGAGCCTGACCTATACCACAGTGACGATCCGGTTTAATCCTGCTGTTTTGACTGATCAACAGATTCTCTGGAGAAATCGAACTCTGGCAATCAAAGGATTGAGGGATCCCGATGGGAGGAGGACCTGGTTGGTCCTCGACTGTGTTGACAGGCAAAAGCCAGGAGAGACAATATGAGCAAGGTTTTACAAAAAACTGGTCTGGAAATCACTTTTCTGACAGAAGCTGCCGAACAGCTCGGACTGGCTCCCAAAAAGATCAAGGCAGCCCTGAAGCGAGCTGCCAGGCTATGGTCTACCCAGGTTTTAAAATCAGCCAGGGCAAAGGCTCCACAGCTCAAAAAATTTATCAAGGTAAAGGGAAAACGAATCCCTCAGCTCGGTTCTTCTGGAGCCCTGAAAAAATCGCTGGGGTCCAAAATTTTCGCCAATCGAAAAAATGGAAATATCACTGTTTTCGTTGGTCCGAGGACCAAAATATCAATTGATACCATCAATCCCCGGAATGGATTGATCTATCGAACGACTCCTACCAGATACGCTCACCTGGTTGAAAACGGTTTCTTGGCTAACCTGTGGGGCTCTGGAGTCAGAAAATTTGTTCCTGGCAAGCCATTTCTCAGACCTGCTCGGGATGAGAATAAATCCCTGGCACTGACCTTAACCAAAGAATCGATCGAATCGGCTTTGAATCAGGAGGGGATCAGGTGAGCCTGTTGGCAAAAATTGTTCGTGACCTTTTGGTAGCGGATACAAACTACTCGACTAATCTCCCTGGAGGCATTACTCCCGAAACCTATCCCCAGGGTGGAGTCATGCCTTACGCGGTTTATCAGGGGGTGGATTTACAGGGCAATTATTTCCTTGATGGGACACTGGCTTACTCGACGGAACGTATCACGGTTACAGTAGTTGCTTTAACCAGGGCGAGCTGCCAAACGATCAGCCAATGGATCAGGCAGATCATCCTGGCGAATGCTACTCAAAAGACTCTCAGCGGTTTTACAGTGTTTTCTTTGCGGTTTGAAGATCAAGGGGATCAGGCTGAGAGTTTCGCAGATGCAACGGATGACCAAGCAAGATCTACAACAATCGACATAATCGGAAACTATAAGGAGACCTAATAAATGGGAAAAATTTTACTGGCGGTTGGGACTACTGCAACGATTGTTCAGAAATCTGGCAGCTCCCCTGTGACCATCACAACACTGAAATCGATCGGCGGGAATACCGAATCGATGTCTATGGCTGATGTCAGCGGGCTGGCTGATGCTACTCTGGTAAAGGCTCCAGCAAGGCTGGATCCTGGTACAGTTCAGTTTACCTGTTACCTCGATGATGTAGCCAGCGCGAGCAATCAATTTCAAACCATCAAAGGCTATCAAACAAGTAGGACAGCTGTTACTATAGCAGTTACTCTGCCGGGGTCTATCGTCGACAATTTCCTTAGCTGGACAGGGTATATCTCGGAAACCAGTACGCCAGAACTGATAGCGGGTGATGATGCTCTTACTTACACTTTCACCCTGGCTCAGAGTTCTTATTAAGGTTAAACCATGCCACTGGATAAAAAGACAATTGGGCAAAAGTCTCAGCCAAAAGTCACCCTGGTATCGATCCCAGAATGGGAAGAATCTGTCTATATCCGGCAGATGAATTCCAGAGAAAGGGATCGATATGAGGGTGAGAGCCTCGAAGCCAAGGGACGGTTTTGGGATAACCTTCGAGCTCGGCTTTTGGTTGTTACGCTGTCCGATGCCGAGGGTAACAGGCTTTACCAGGATGATGAGCTGGAGGCTGTCGCTTCCATTCCAGGGCCTGTCGCGGACCTTCTCTGGTCTGCCGCAATGTCCCTGAACAAGATGTTCAAGGAAGATGTTATCGCAACGGAAAAAAACTGAAATCCCGGCCATTGCGAAGAATCCTTTTCGCTCTGGCTGGGCATTTAGGTAGAACTGTTTCCGAGCTCGAAGAAGAGTTAAGCTCAGCAGAATTAACTGAATGGATTGCCCTGCTGTCGATCGAGCCATGGGGCCCATATCGGGATGACTATCTTTCCAGTGTTACTGCCTGGGCTTCATTGTCTCCATGGTCAAAGGAAATCAAACTGGCTGACCTGATTCCGAAATGGGGACAGCAGGAACAGGAATTACCGATAGAGCAGCAGATCGAGTTTATGAAATGTTTGGGAGGTAAGGTTCAAAATGGCAAACTACTCGATCGGTAAGATGGCGATCGCTCTGGGCTGGGGCGGCCAGGCAGCTGAATCAGGGCTGGCCAGGGCGAAGAAGGGACTGGAATCGACTGGAGCTGCTGCAAAAAGCTCTGGTGGGGTGTGGGAAGCCTTCACTTCGAAACTCAAAGGAATGGCTGATGTTAAGGCTACCTTTGACATTTTTTCCGGGCTGGTCTCCCGGATCCGATCCTGGACTCCTGGAATCATCGATCTCGGCTCCGAGCTGGAGCAACTCCAGATCCATGCAACTTATTTAGAAGGCAATTTTAAGAAAGGATCTGCATCTATCGCAGATCTGAGGGAAGAGGCGATAAAATCTGGAATCCCGTTGGAAACAATGTCGAAAGCCTTTTCCGATCTGGTCAGCTCTGGCCTGTCAGCCAGTGCGGTTAAAAATCTTCTGCATGATACTTCAGCTGCTGTCGCAGTGCTGGGAGGTGGAGCTGGTGGAGCTGAAAGGCTGAACGCAGCCTTCAGTTCTCTTTCCAGGGGAGTGCTGGCCAGCGAGGGAACACTGGAGAGCCTCCAGTCTGGAGGCCTGAAAGTGTTCGAAGCCTTGGCTGCTGAACTCACCAGGGTGACAGGCAGATCTTATACAGCCAGAGAAGCGATGAAATCCCTCCAGGAAGGAACTGTCCTGGCTGGTACGGCGGTGAAAGCGATCGCGGCAGCCTCCCAGACCCCTGAAGCTCAGGCTGCTGCTACCCGGTTCAAAAATTCCTATGCCGGCAAGCTGCTCGAACTGAAAGCCACTGCCAACGATATTTTCATGGAGATCGGGAAAAGCCTGATCGACAACCTAAAAATCACTGAAGCCCTGGCAGGATTCAAGGGGTTCCTTTCCGGGATCCGGGATATTGTCCTGGAGATCGGTAAAAACTTTTCCCTGATGGTCGATCCTCTCGAAAAATCTGGAGGGATCGAGGCCAGCTTCAAGGCTGCCAGAGATTTCAGTTATCAGTTTTCTGAATCCTTTGCCAAAGGAGCGGCTGCCTTCGAGTCAGCAATCAGGGCAGGGATAATTCAGCTGGAAGCCTTTCTGGAAAAGACTTCCGCAGCAGCGCAGCTGGGAGCCACTGGATTCAGCACAGGTGAGACCCAGAAAGTCTTCGAGGGTATCGACGCTGTTACCAAAATGAAGCTCAGGCCACTGGACCAAAGGCTTCAGGAAGCCAATCAGAAAATCGAGGGCTTTTTCGATAACCTGCGAAATAATGCAGCGAAGGCTGACCAGTTGGCGGCCAGTGAAAAGGCTGCTGCTGCTGCTCAGGCAGCGGCTGCTGCTGCCGGGATCGAGCTGGAAAAAACTGCCAAGGGAATCGAGGCAGCCTTGGAGCTTTCTGCTCGGAATATTAAAGAATGGACCCGAGACACCCTGGAATCTACAGCTACTCCGATTGAAGCTCTGAAGAAATCGTTCGAGCAGCTCGGCGAGCTGATGGGGCAGGCTGCCGAATCAGGTCTTGCACTATCTGAAAAAGAGCTGCAATCCTTCCAGATGGCGATCGCCCGCAAGGCAGGAAAAGCCCTGGCTGAATTCATTACAAGCGATGAGAATCCCGACTCCTACGGGGCCCAGGCTGCTGTTCGGGGTTCTGCTGCCGGGATCGAGTCAATTATCCGGAATCAGTTCGGACAGGAAGGGAAATCAGTTCAGGAGCGAATTCAGGAAGCCACTGTCCGGAACAGTATTCTGGCTCAAAAACAGGTT